TTCTTATAAATCTTCTCAAAGGTAAGATACAGATTCCTTGCATCAGATTTATTCGATATCTGGTTAACGCGACGACTTAGATTTTCCATTGTCATAGCGTTACCCCTTAGCTTGTAAGAGCGTTAGCAGCAACTTCAACAACAGCCATCTGACCTTCGTTCAACCGTACAGCGTTGTAGTAGAAGATTGAACCAACGTAACCGCGTTGACCATGAGGATCGGCTTTATCTTTCTGTCCGGTAGGCAACAATGTGATGTTGTTCTTGTCAAACCCTTGCAAACCAACATGACCCCAGCAATCTTGAGACGCTACGATTACTTGGTAAACGTCCGCAGATGTCGCAGTTAAAGATTTCAATGGAGGAACAACACCGGCTATTGCAGCGCCAGAATCCTGAATGGAAATCAAATCAGGAGATGCGATAAAGCGGAATTCTTCGCAACGACCGAACTCATTCTCTACGGCTTTCTGTGCATCAGGATAACGTTCAACTGGCGTGAAGTTTGGCAAATCACGCACATCAGCAGCCAGATCAGTATGGATGAATACCGGGAAGCAATAACCACCAATAGGAGCTGTGTTGTAATTACCATTTGCAGGTATCGGCATAAACATCTTGCGAACAGGTTCTGCATGATTGGCCATCAAGCTACGAGCAACACGACGAAGCAAGTTCAATGAGATTGTGCCATTCACTGTTGCGCGAGAGGTTCCAGTTCCACCATAGAATTTATTGGTGCAACCTTTCGCAACTCCGAACAATTGCATCTCGCAAATCAGTCCAGTACGCTCACCTACCATTTCTTCCATCACTTTAGGGATGATATCCTCAGACAGATCAGCAGTTTGATCTGTAAACCCGTACAGCACACTGAATTGCAATTGACTTACAGAGAAATCCTGCGGCACCAATGCTTCAGCATTTGGAGTTACACCCTCAGATGTTTGCTGTGCCTGAGTGTATAAAGCACTTCGATCACTCGTTGTAGAATCAGGGAAGAAGATGTTTGGACTTGCTGTCGTAGCACCTTTGGGTAACCAGCGCCGATATTTAACAGTCGCGCCAGTGTTTTTCTTACGTTGATCTGACATGCCTACAGTACCCAAAACAATCTTTGGTGTTGCATGCGCCAGAATACGGCCAAGCGATTGCCCGATACGCTGGGCTGGTATATCTAATGATTGAATAGCCATTTTTTAAATCCTTTTTAATATCCGTTCATAATGCGCTTCCTCTCTTCTTGCGCTGCATTGGCTATCTCTTCATCTTCGGTTAGAAGTTCATGAGCGCCAGTACGCCGTCCGGTAGGAAGCACTGCTTTTTCTAATTTCTTATTTGTTACTGTTTTATTTTCTGTTGGTGTTTCAGGAGCCTTGATTGATTGTTTGAACTTTGATATCACATCAGCAATGGCATTTATGTCTTCGCCGTTGAATACAATGTTCTTAACATCATCATCTTGCTTTTTAACCCATACACCAAACTCAGGATTGTGAAAACTAATCGTATCCCCAACACCTGGAATAGACTCAGTGTCCCATCCTGCAACTTGTTTCCAATCTGGATGAGTGCGTGACAACTCTGCCAAAGCCATAGTCTTAACTTGTTCTGCCAGTTTTCCGGTAGATTCGTTTAGATTATCAATCCTTGGATCATTCTTTGGTTGCTCGATAACCTGCTCTTTTGGCTCATCCTTAATACTAAATGCATCTGTTAAATCACTAGCTAATGCATCAGCCAGCTCTGGATATTGCTCACCTATACGCTTCAATTGCGCCGGAGTAATGTTCCTAACTGCCTCGCTTTTGCGGCTTTCTACTTCAGCAAGTTTGCGCTTCAAATGATTTAGCTCATTGCCATATGTGCCGTTGGTTTTATCCAGCGTGCGGCGTAGCTTATCAATCTCCGCAGCTTGCGCTTGCAGCAATTCTTGAACAGTCGGTTCGGTCTTCTCAGGTTCCTTATTCTCTGCATCAGTCTGAACAACTTCTTGATCAGGTTCTTTTGTTTCCTCAACAATGGGCGGCGGATCTTCACCACTCATTAATGATTTCATTGTTTGCGATGCAGATAACTCAATAACCTCATCTTGTGTTTGTTCCAACTGTTCTACTTTCATTTGTGGCCTCTCGGTCGTTTATAAAACTGGCAATAAAAAAGCCGCTCAATGGCGGCTTAGTGTTTGTTCTGTGTATGTTAAATTATGGTCTTGGTATACCTAAATATAAATTAAGCGCATCATTAACTAATGCATCTCCAGACATAATCTTGGCATTATGTATCGTTAAAAGTAATCCAGCCAATACTGGCATAGTTTCACTCGTGGACAATTTTCTTTTATCTTTAAAATTCACATAAATAACATTGCTCATTTATTCTCCTTCTTCTTAGTTTCCTTATCTTTACTTAGCGCAATCGCCACAGCTTGTTTTTGTGGTCTATTACTTTCTTTCATTTCAGTAACAATATTCTTGCTGATTGCTTCTTTGGAATATCCTTTAAGTAGTGGCATTATTGATGCCCTCAATTAATATCTTTTCACCTGGCATAATATTCTTGTTGCAATATGGGCATTTCTCACTGAATCTATCTCCTGATTTTGGATAAGTCCCATCCATACGTTCAAAATTTTCAGCCATTATTCTCTCTTTTTCATTATGTATCCAAGCAATTTGGCCGCCACATTTTTCATGGATAGCTTCATACATTCTCATAATTTAAGCAATCTTTTATAAACATCTATCTCTTTGCGCATCGCAATAGTTTGTTCTGATGTTAGGTCTATAGCATCATTACGTTCCCTCAACTCAGCAATCCTAGATTCAAAATGCTTTGTTAACTTCTGCCACAATGGATCAAATCGTTCATTGTTGCTTAGCTCAAATCGTTCTGGTGGGTTCATCGTTGATACGCCTGCCCATCTGGTGCCCTACCTTGTGGCTCATTTGGTGGAGTTATTACTTGTTTAGGTGTTGATGTCATTGAAGCTAACTCCTTTTGTACGCTAAGTTTCATTGCATCGCTGGATAATTTTGCTTTTGTTTCCTCAAGGCTAATCTGCTGCTTAGTTGAGTACTCAAGTATAGCCAAGTCTTTCTGCAGTTGCAATTTGGCGTTCTCTTGCTTAAGTAATTCCATCTTGTATTGATAGTCAATCCTACTGCGTTCTGCAACGCCAGCCTGAAACTGTGCATCACGATTGGTGTCTGCTTGCAGTTTTTGCATTTCAACTTGAGTAGCTATCTTAGCTTTCTCAAGATCAGTCTGCGAACGTATCTGGGCTACCTGCACTTGTGGAGCCGATACCTGTGCAACCTGCTGCATTTTTTGTTGTTCTTCTGCATCCAATTGAAACTTGGAAGGCTCAAACCTCCAAGCACGCAATACTTCTTCCATTGCTTTCTTGGGAGATATTCCAAATCCTGGGTTCATTGAGAACTGTAATAACTGGAATGCTTGCAATGCCTGTATCTCACGCTCAACTAACGCGCTTGAACCTATCGCCTCAATCTGCAAATCGCACTTCTCATCGTCCTTACCATACATTAATAGCCACTCATGATAACGCTTGATATGGCGTTCTGTGACATTCTCATCATAGATACGAGCAATACGGCGCAACAATGAAGATGCATTCTTATGCAACAACTCCATGCCGCCAACGGTATCAGGTGCAGATCCTTGCTGACCTTGAAGCAAGAAGTTAACACCAGTTGCATCCTCTGCCATCTTGGTGGCAAGCTGAATATTTGCCACTAACTCTTGCTGCATCGAAGGAACAAGCAAGAACTGTATAGATTCTTTGATGTCTTTTGCAACCTCATCGGTAAGCCACCAAACCTTTCCCTTACGTATTTCCCATTGCTTATTCTCAGGCTCTATTCCATCCCTACGCATTCCAATCATCGGTATTGCCGACAATCCCATATTGTCAACCAGGTTACGACCTGATACAGTCATGAACTGCTGCGCTTCGCGCATCTGGCGCGACACCCCAATACCCCAAGGCATACCTGATACACGCTGCCAAATATCAACATCATATGGGAATGAGCTATCTAATGGGCTTTCATGGCCTTTTATGATCGTGTCGTTAATCATAACGATGACAAACATACGGAAGTCACCGCCGCATTCATCATCTTCCTGGGTATCTTCTTGCTCTTCATCATCAAACAACTGTGTTTGCTCTACATCAATCCATCCTGTGTAGTACCAAACCTCGAACATATCATCTGATGTTGTTCTGCCTTTGCCGTCTAAATTCTTCTTACCAGGGCCTTCCTCGATCACATGCTTGATTGCATCAGCAAAATATCCAAGCTCAGGAGACAATGCCAGTTCATTTAGATCCTTTGCCGTGATATAGTCACGCTCAAATACAAACTCGCCTTCCTGGATATCCTCACCGCAGTTTGGATAGTCAGGGTAAAAATCAAACAGATCAATATATTTAGATGCTGGAACAACTTCCTCAATGAGTTGTAACTGCCCATCATAAACAACCTTTGATCGTTGTTTCTTCGGGTAGCATCCCTTCAATACACCAGTTCCAAGCCTAGCAGAAGATTCTATAACCTTGCGTGATTCAGCGTGATAATTAGTCTGTATCAACCAATCCTTGATGCGCTCCTCTGCTTTCTCTTCTTTCTTGGCGTGATCCGCATCGGTTTGTCCTTGTTGCTGCGCTTGTACTGGATTCCCAGACTGATCATAAGTATTTCCTTGTGCTAGCAACAACGGATTATCACCAGCATACTCAGGAACCGGAGTGCGCTTAATTGCCCAATTCCAGTCACCGGCAGGAAGCAAAATATCACCCATGCGCGCCGATGCTGAATCAACAAATTGGCGAGTTATATTAAAGAATGCCGTACATTGATTGTTATTATTCTTGATCGAAGCATTCGACATAATCCCGCCTTCTAATGAGCGAGATTTTGTATACTTTGGCTTCATGCCACCGCGATTAAACTCGTCGACACCTTCATAATTGTGTTGATCTTCTTCCCAAACAGTTTCAACGCCACACGTTGATCTTGCTTTAACCACTTCATCGCGTTTCTTAGCAATGACTTTGCTTAATTCTGCAAGCTGTCTATCACGATCTTGCTTTTGTTTTTCCTTTAATTGTTTATGAGCGTCGATAATATCCTGCAATTCATGCGGAATTTCTTCTTCAATCATCGACTCAATCTGCATTATCCGCCCATACCTGGTACTGTTACTCCGAATGTCACAATTCTGGATGATTCAATATGTTTTGGCCGCACTGGATATGCGAACGTCAACGCCAATGCATCACCTTCATCAGGGGATTTAATGCCGCGCTTCTTAGCATCTTCTTTGCTCTCAATTTTAAGCCTTCCATGACTGTCATATGCATAACGCAATCCACACAGATCAATCTCTATATCGTCATTATCAGGTATCTGTGCCGGTGGACTTGATAGCCATTCGTTCATCAATCCCCACATCTCAGCGCGCTTATTAATGTATTTCTTCTTATCCAATGGCTCAGAACCAAAGTTAACATCACGAACCATTCTGTAGTTCATCTCTTTGAGACGATCATATATTCCGGCACCAATTCCGCCAACATCAACATACACAGCTTCTGGTGAATATCTTGCAATAGCACGAACAATCATTCCAACAACTTCCATAGTATTCTTGCCATTAACTTTTCCTATTCTTTCGGCTATACGTCCTTGACGTATGTACAGTACCGTACTGTCATCACCAAAACGAGCGGGGTCAACTCCTATTATCTTTGGAGCTGAATTATCATTATCTGCTACGGCCTTGCGTGCTTTCTGAACAAATACAGAACTTATTAAAGACTTCTCATCAGATACGCTAAACGCCTCGGCTGGTGAACTGGGATACTCTCGCATGAACAACTTAATATCATTTCCAAGTTCGCCTATCTTCTTTCTGCGCCATTGCATTTGTTCATTATCAAGACCGAACAACTCACCGTATTCATAGTCTTCATCATTCAAATCAACACCAGACACACGGTATTCTTGTTGCCAAAACCAGGGCACAAATATTTGCAGCCAGTCTTTGCTATTCCAAATGTTATGGAATACGTTACCAATACCGTTTGCGGTTGATTCGAAGATAATCTCGGTATTCTCACCAAGAGGAATGGTCTGCATGATCCCTGCCAAGTGATCCTCTGCTGATGGCCAGTAAGCCACCTCACTGCCATGTAGCAATTGAGCTGTTACAGATCGTCCGGCACCGCGATTACCAGCAGTTGCTACTTTAAAACTGCTATCCAGCTTAGAGAATGATAATTCCTTTGCATTTGATGCTGACAATTCAGGCTTTAACTGGTCCGGCAAGTTCTCATAATAACGCTGAGTCATCCCGAACAAGTTATCTGTTGCGGCTTGTTCATGCGTAAGAATCAACGATTGAATGCCAAAGTTAGTGCTTGTCTTATGAAAGAACCGACCTTCAACGTATGTACTACATCCCTGCTGCCGCCCTTTCAAAATCTCAGCACGCACCATGCCAATATCACGCTTCTGTTTTTCAAGAAGCTCGTGTATGTATTGCTGCGCCTGGTTAAGTCTAAATGGAACTATAGCACCAGCTTTGTTCTTAACCTTCAGGAATCTATGTGCGTATTCCTTAAAGTCATTAAGCCATTCATCAGCCATTGCGTTGCTTTCTTAACCAATCTTCGAATGAGTTGTCTGTTCCTATTTCATCTATTTTTCTGATCTTGCGTTGTAATTCAATCAATGTTTTCAATGTTTCAGATAACTTCTTGATATTATCAGTTCTTCCACTGAAAGATATTACCTTTTGGTATATATCATTCAGCTTATCATTTCCATATTGATCTTCTGATCTAAGAATATCCCCAATCTTTTCGTATAATTCTTTATCAGATATTTGACTCTGTAACTCAATCAACATTGAATCAACAATAGAAAGACTTGTATCAACCCTCTCTGATTGCTTGGTTATTATTAGTGCATTATCATTTGCAACAAACTCAACAATATCTTCTTCGTTTTCTGGAGTCAAAAGCGAACTTGGTTCGCAAACCATAGCAGCTTTGCGTACTTTATCATCAGCTCTTAATCTGATGCGTTCAGTAAGATCCCTGCTCCATTTGTCTCTCTTAGCTCTTTTGCGTATAGCTGCTTCAGTTATTTTGTAAGGTTCTGCTATCTCTCTTAAAGTCTTTATGCCAATCCTATATTCAGCCTCAACCTTTTCCCAGTCAACTATTTTAGGGGCTGTCATTTGTTTCTTTAACCAATCCTTTATCTATCAATAAATCTCTCATAAACTCATAAAAAGCATAATCAATATTATTATAAGCATCATCTAATGCATTCATCATTTCTTTGCCAACCTTTATTGATATGCAACCATGCGCCCTTGTTTCTTTTGTTGACTTTCTTAGCATAGGTATAACATCAGCGCTTTTACATGACTCTATTATTATATCGTCTAGCTTTTTATCACCAGTAGTTGACCAAAGTAAACATCTTCTTACTTTCTTAATGTTAACTTTTTTATTTGCCAACTGAGTTGCATATAATGTAACTTGACCTATACCAGATACAACATGGCCATATCCTTGCTTACCATCTTTGGCTTCAATCACTGTAACTGTTCCATCAATATGGAATATTACAATATCAGCCCTTCCATAACTAAAAGAAAATTCTTTTCTAATTGTGTCATGAATGCTTATTGGTATACCTTCAAATGCAACACCAAGTTTAAATGTTGCAACTTCCAAATCAACTAAATAACTTTCACCACCAGAACACAAGAATTCATCATCAATTCCAAACGACAATGCTTTTTTATAATATCTATTTTCATAATCATAAAAATGATTTGAGGCATAGGCCATAACACTTACAAAATCATCAAAATCTACATTATTAGAATCATTATTCATGTAAGTGCTTTTAAATAAAAAAACCGCCATGAACTCAATCATAAACGGCATAGACAATTTGGTTACTCTAGTAATTCTTATAACATATCTGGATTATGTTTGTCAAGCAAATAAACTTTATCACCTGAATTAAATAATTCTTCTCCATTAACAAAATAATTATTAGCTGCTTCTGCCTGTTCTTTTGTTAATTTTATAGGTTTAACATGACTTTCTTTAAGCTTATTTGCAGCAATCTTTAATTCATCCAGATCACTCACACCAAACCTCTATCAATCAACTTATTCTCAACACTCACAATAGCAACCTTGTGCACATCATCAAGTATCAAGTAAGCCATATCACTGATATCACCAACCCGATTATTATCACACTTCAAACCAACTCTTATTTGTTCTTTGGTAATCCTCTCACCGCAATACTTTGCGACGATGTACTGTACTCCGCGCCGATATGCAACACCAGTTCCCATACGAGATATGACTCGTTCCACAAGATCATTAATACCCGCAAAATTTCTACCATATTTAGCTCCTATATATTGAGCGCATGACTTATCTTCTAACGTATCGACAATACGAACAATATCCGCAGCCTGTTGTATTGCCTCTTGTGCATTCAGACCTATCAACAAATCATTCCTGGAACCAGCACCGCTGCCAAACATACCAG